GTTCACCCAGAGCCATACCGGCGCGATCTTGCCAGCGGCGCCCGCCGCAAGCATCGTCGCCACGGCGTTCAGCTCCGCGCTGTGGACGGTGAGTGATCCGGCGGTGCCGACCGAGGTGGCCGGTTGTCCGGTGCCGATGGTGCCCGCGCAGAGCGCCGCGCCCGGTCCACCGGTTTGCACCCAGCCGTACTGGTTCGCGAGGATCGGGAACACGCAGACGCCGGTGCAGGCCCCGGTCGCCGCCGCGGGATGCTGAATGACGCCGCGAAACGGCTGGCTCACGAGGGTGAGCCTGGAGGCCGTGCCGAGCGCCACTTGCACGACGTCGCCGTCGAGGTCGAGTTGCCCGTTGGCCGAGGCCACAATCGCCGCGTGACCGGCAATCTTGTAGCAGTAGCCCAGACCGGGTGTCGTGTCGACGATCGCGTAGCCGCCTGCGTATTCGTTGGCGGCCAGTGCGCCACCACCGGAGCCTGCGGTGATGAGAATCGAGGACGCACCGGCTGCGGTGGCGCGGCAGACGACGCCCGAGTGCAGGGTGTTCTCCACGCGCGTCTGCAGGACGTTGCCGACGACGAGATCCACGACACCCGCACGGGCGTAGCGGAAGCGGCGGCCATCGGAGGCAAAGCCTTCGGCGCCGACTTGATGCTTGTTGTCGGACGAGGAGTTGAAGACTTCCTGTCCGTAGACCATCACGGGACCAGATAGGGTAGGCATGGTAGTGTTCCTTTCCTATGTGATGGTGATGATCACGCCGAGATGGCGAGGGTTGTCCGAGATCAAGGCGCACTGCGTCTCGACCGCGAGGATGTCGACGAGCTGATTCCCCGGTCGAATCTTGGGGTAGGCCTTCATCCATTTGTCCGACTGATACGTCAGGATCAGGTTGGAGTTGTTCAGCGCGTACATGTTGCCGGCGAGGACGTCACGGTCCCAGACGACTTTCGCGCGCTTGAAGCGCAGCGCATCGTGGTCGATGCCCGCGTCGGTCTGCTTGCTGTCGGTCTTGTCGATGATCTGTTCATTGGCGATGAGCAGCGACTCATAGCCGTTGACGGTGGTGGAGTCTGAGAGGTAATACTCCGGCTCCTTGACGCCCATGCCCTTCGAGCACGAAGCGTGGATCGCGCGCATCTTGGCGCGCAGGTTGTCGAACGGGGTCACCGAGGCGGTGCCCACTTCCTGCTGATTGCGCCAGAAGGTGTAGGTGCTCCGGTCGATCGCGCCGACGGTGCCGATGGAGGGCGTCGCGGAGACGATGTCCTGGAGGCCCAGGATTTCGTTGCCGCTCTGAGAGCCGCAGATGTCGGCGTTGATTCTGCTCCTGAGTGACTTGAGCAGGTTTTCCATCTTGCCGGCGTCGAGGTCGAACTTGGCGGCGGTGCCGCGGTTCTCCGCTTCTTCCCGCGTCGAGATGACGTAGGTGCCGGCGTATTGCTTGCCCTCGTATTCGAACTCATCGAAGACGTCGATGCGGTTCGTATCCAGGGTTTCCGTGTCGGTGATGGCCTTGACGGTGGTGTTGAGCTTGTACTCGATACCGCCGATGTAGGACTTCCCGCCCGTGAACGACTTGAACGCTTTCGATCGCTCGATGCGTTCGAGCTGCGAATACTCGTCATGGATGACATCGGCGGGTTTGGTCCCGACGTAGGCCTCCCATGCGGCCGCTTCGCGCTGACCGACGTTGACATTTGCCATGCGTGCGTTGCTTTCTTAGAGGAGCCCGACTTGCTCGAGCGCTTCCTTCGCGGATTTCGGTCGGCGAGGCGGCGCTGAAGCGAAGGCTCCGGGGTTATCTGTGCGTCCCGCGGCTTTGGCGACGGCCTGGGCCGTCAGCGAGCTCTGGGACTGTTGCTGCAGGAGCGGGGGTACGACTTGGGCGTAAGCGATGCCGAGGGCGGTCCACTCGTCGAGGCCGGAGTCGTAGAGTTCCTGCTGCTTGAGGCCGATGGCTTTCTTGTGCTGCTCGAAGCCCGGCTGGGTTTTCCAGTGGGTGAGGCGCTGTTCGACGGTCTGCTTGGATTGGGCCTGGAAGGCGGCAATCTGCTGGGCCTTTTGCACCTGTTCGGCCAGCGACATCGCGGGCTTGAACTTTTCTTCGTAGCGTTTATCGAGTTGCCGCTCGCGCCACTCCTGCCACTTCGCGTCCGCTTGCGGATCGAAGTATTGCTGGCCCTCGACGGTGACGTAGCGCTGCGGCTCGACGTCGTCGGCGAAGAGCGGTGGGGCGGCGGCGGGCTGCTGCTGTGCCTGTTGCTGGGCACGGAGCGAGCCGAAGAGGCGTCCGAGTTCCGCGCGGAGTCCTTCGCGATGCTGCGGGGAGGCGAGGCCTTCGCGAATGAGCTGACCCACGGTGCCGGGCAAGTCGGTGTTGAGTTTCTGAATGACTTGCAGGGCGGGTTGGAGCTGCTGGACCTGCTGCTGAAACTGTTGGGTGACAACCTCGCGCTCTTTCTTCCGAGCATTGTCGAGGATGGTCGGCCACCTCTCCTGAGGGGGCTCACCTGGCACCGGCGGTTCTTGAACGGGAGCCTGCTCCTGTGTCGTCGGAGCTGACTGAAAGGCGTCCGGTTCCTTGAACGGCGGTGGGGTCGGGGCAGTGGCCGTGTCTGCCACCCCGTCTTCGCGGGCGAGGGCCTGCTGAAAAGACGTGGGTCTGTCGGCCGGAGTGGGAGAGGGCGCAGGCGACGGGCTGGGGCTTGGCGCCGAGGGTGGCGGGGGGGCCGGAGCCGGAGTGCTTGTGCCGGGAGTACTTTCGCCGGTCATTGAGGCTTCTTTCGTGTGCCGCGATATCGCTCGCAGCGGGCGGAGAGAAAAATCAGGCAGTACAAAACAAAAGGCGCCTGGGTCATCGAATCGGTCGATGACGCGCAAGCGCCTGAGTCTCACTGCCTGATGTCCACACACACCCGAGAAGGCACTCGGGGTTCGGCTGGCCGGCCTAGTGTGCGGTCGAACTTAGATGAGTCGGATTAGGTCAATTTAAAACCTTGGTTGAGTCGGATGGATGGTGCGAATCACCGCCCCGCAGTTGGCGCAGACCTGCGTGCCGCTGGGGCGAGTATACACATCCGTCTGCTTGCAGTCGCACTTTATGAGGGGGCCGTCGCCTTCTTGGTAAACCGATAGGTGCCCGAGCCGAGATCCAGTTCCCAACACCGGCACCTCGCAGTCACTCCATCGGGACGCTGGGTCAGAGTCAGGTCGGTCGTCAGGCATTTGCTCACCTTGTTCGGGCACCGCACCGCCAATCGGGCGGTCGGCAAGGACATTGCGGCCACCGTCAGGAGATCGCCGCTCGGGATCATCGAGTGTTCTAAGGCCTGACGGCGGAATCGGCGGTGTGTGCATGGGCAATCAATTCTCCAGATGTCGTCAGTGGGCGCATTGCCGGTGACCAAGTGCTTATACGTCCCCAGTTCGTTCGCGCAAACGGGACACACGAGCCAGAGGCCGGCAGCCTGAAGGACGCTTTCGAGGCCGAGGATGATCGCCATCTGTTGACTGCTCAACTCAATAGTGGGCGTGGTGGCCTGCGCGTAGAGGAGATGGTTCACTTGCGGGTCCAGTTACCGCGTTCGTATTGCTGGTGCAGTTGCTGGCCGTAGAGGTCGGAGTCCTCTGACGTCTTGAACTTCCCGAGATGGCGTCCGGTCTTCCGGTATTCGTCGACAACTTCCTTGACAGTCTTGAGGAAGCGGCCATCGGGGGTGACCGAGGGCAGCAGGACTTCTTTGCCATCGAGGTTCACGCCGACGGAATAGACGGTGCTCATCCCGCCTTCGAGGGGATTGGGAATCGAGGGTTGCGCGGCGAGGTCGATATTGCCGGATTCGATGGGTTGTGGATGCGACGGGAAGGGGCGCAGATCGCCCAATGCCTGCTGGAGCATCTCCTGGGTCATCGAGCGGTCGAGTCGGGACTGCGGCATTTACGGTTGACGCTCATGCGAGGGCATGGGTCGCGGCGGGCGCGGGTAGCGTTCATAGACGGCGAAGGGTTCACCGACGCGCTGCAGCCCCTGCTTGATGATCCAATCGAGCGCCTGTTGCAGCGCACCCGACTGACGGTCTCCGGCCCCGCGAATCATTTCGGACGGAGAGTCAAAATCCCATTTGTCATAGACGCTCATGTACTCGGGGGCTTCGGAGAGGGTCGCTTTCCCCATCCCGCCGAGTGAGGGCTCTGTGACATGGCCGATGGGATGTGGAGCGGCAGCGATTTCGGCGATCTGCCAGCGGTCATCTTCCGAGGGCAGGCGATGGATCATCGGGGCCGGTGGGCCTCCACGAGTCGGCCTCAGGTCCGTGCGCGGCAAGATGTCGTGTGAGGGGTGCAGATACTGTTCGAGATAGGGCTTATCCATCGGGGCCAGGGAGCCGATCTGGATGCCAGTGGCTTTGATGAGTTTCTCGATGAGTCCTTCGGGGAGGTCGGCGGGATGATATTCGGGGTCCTGTGAAGTGGCCCCGGCAAACTCCTGGTCTCGATTGATGACCTGTTGGATGAGTTGTTGGACAGCGAGGCCAGGCGCGGCCTGTCCCATCCCTGGTGGCAGTCCGGTCGTCGAGGGGGGTGGCAGGACGACGCCTGTCGCCGTGGTGGTCGGGCCGATCCCTGTGGGCGTCGGCGACGGTCCAGTCGTGATCCCGAGATCCTGGAGCACGCGGAGGAGTTGTTGCCAGTCGGCCATCTACGCTTTCACTTTCCAGCCCGCGTCAGAAACCGTGATGGGAAAATCGGGATGCGGCGCGAGCACCTGTTTCCCCGCCATGCGCGGGGACGCACCGCGGGTGACCAGTACGCGCGCCGCCTCCAGATTCACCGTATCCCATCGCGTGAGATGTTTGCTGCCCTCGACGTAGCGCGGGGCGATTTGCAGGCCGGCGGCGTCGAGCGCTTTGCGATGGGCACTGTGACTATCGAACCGCGTGGGAACCGAGAAGCCATTTTCGGCGATGAACCCGCCGGGCACGCTATCGGGCTGGACGTTGAAGGAGGCGCCGTGCTCGTGGGGGCAGAACGGCCATTGACCGACCGCGAGTTCGACGCCGCATTTATCGCAGGTCATGGCATGACAGGTCCCGCACCTGGGCCTGGCGCTGAGCCAGCACCTGGCAAACTGCCGCTCTCCTGAAGACCGTGTTTGTCCAAACGCTCGGCTTGGTCGGCAGGTCCAGGTGTCGCTGGATTGCCCGGCGGCATGCCTGGTGGTCCCGGTTGTGGTGGTGCAGGTTCTGGAGCCGGGGGCTCTGCCATGAGGCCCAGCACTGGGTTGGCCTTCGTGAGCGCGACTTGCTGCTCGGCTTGTTGCTTCGCCTTTAATGCCAACACCATATTCTGGATCGCTTGCGGCGAAATCGTGACGCCCTGCGCCGAGAGAATTTCTACGACCATCGACGATTGCGGTTCCGCGAGGTCATCCCCGGACAGAGCCAGCGCGATTTTTGGAGGCTCGGGCTTGGGCGGTTGCGGTTGGGCGAGCCACTTGGCGGGGTCGTAGCCGAACTTCTGGCAGAACTCCGCCCACATGGTCTGCTGGTTGATGAAGGGGGATTTCGCGGCGAAGTTGATGACTTGCAAGAACTGGCGGCGGTCCTGCTCGACGTCGAGGTATTTGCCGCTGTCGATCTGGACTTCGAAGGTGAACTTGCCGAGGAAGCCTTGCTGGCGAAACTGCATCCACTGCTGTGCGCGTGGTTTCCCGAGAATATCTTCGGCACAGCGGTCGCCGTAGCGCACGACGAAGGCACTCAGTTTCTGGACACCGCGAATCCACCAGGCGAGGGCACGTTGGCGTTCCTGCTCGAAGCGGGCATCGGCATTGCGTTGGACGGTGGCGATTTCGGTGGCGGTGCGGGAGGTATCGTTCTGGACGCCGCCTTGCGGGGCACTGATGCCCAAAATCTGATCGCGCTTGGTCTCGAAGATTTCGAGGCCGAGATACGTTTCCCGCCCGAGGTCGAGCGTCGGAATCTGTTGCATCGCGGAGTTCTGGCCGACGAGTGCGTTCTCCTGGACCGGCAGGATGTTCATCTGCATGGTCTTGAAGATGTCCATGTCGGCGATGCGTCCCGCGGCTTCGATGTCGATCTTGGTGACGTCGGTGGCCAGAATGAGCCGATTTGAGTCGCGTTTGGCTTTCGCTTGAGTCAAGTAGGTATTTATTTCATTCGTGAGTGGACCGGTCTGTGAGCAGTCGGCGGGGACCCACGCACTGTCCGGAAAATCTCTCAGCGTGAGCGGGTGAATCGGGTAGCCCTGGATGGAGTCTGGGGTGAGTCGGCCGGTGGGGTCGAGGGTTTGCCAGGGGGCGTTTTCGTGTTTGACGGGGTGGTCGTAGCCATCCAGCAGGACAAGGACGCGCAGGAGCTCGGGATGGGAGACGGTGTCATCGAAGAGGCAGGCGCGGTACCAGAGTTCGGTGCCGGTGCATTGCGGGTCGCTCGAGCCTGAGGGGTCTTTGCCTTCATTGAAGGTCACCTCGCGCGTGCCGCCGGTGGGCGGTTCCCAGTCGGACGGGAAGCCGTAATCGCGTTTGACCTGGGAGACGGGTTTTTTCCAGTCGTAGCCCAGCCACGGGCTCCTGTCGTAATCGGTGTCTTTGAAGTCGACAGGCAGTAAGCCGGCCTTTCCTGAAATGCGGCTCCAGAAGACTTCGTCATGGACGACGACGGGCACCATCTCGGGCTGCATGGTCATGGGATGGACCTGCGGCATATCGACGGTGACGGGGAGGTAGCCGATTTTGGTGAACGCGGGTTGGATGGCGACGAGGCAGTCTTTGATGGCTTTGAGCGCGGTGGCCTTGGCGTTCATCTTCTGCGCGGAGAGCAGGCCATTCAGCAATTCCTGGTGGAGCACCGCGGCTTGGGGATTCCCGTCGGGGCCGGGCTGGACGTTCACGGTGGGCACGTCGTAAAAAAGAGCGGCGCCTTTGCGTTCGACATCACGGAAGTCGACACCGACATTGACGCCGGGGTCGTTCTTCTCAGCGGGCGCGTAGCGTTTGAGATTGTCCTCGACCTGCCACAGTGTGAGCTTATCCTCGCGCAACTGCCGCGCCCGCTCGATCTCTTTCTGGAAGAGGGCGAGCTTCTCTTCGCTGAGGGGGATGGCGAGGCGTGGGCCTTCGGGCTCCTCGGTGGGCGGAGGCGCGAGGGACATCTGGTCGGGGAGGTAATCGCCAATCATCTAGGCGGCCTGTCTTTTCAAATGGCGTTTGAGGGCGCCCCACGAGCCGGGAGGGTCGGGCTTGAGGACGAGTGATTTGCTATTGTGGCGCAAGCCACCCACGATCAAGTAGCGGCAGGCGTCGAGGGCGTGATCCTCCGCATCCGTGTCGAGGTCCTCGGGGTCGTTCTCGTCCTGCAGCATCATCGGGAACGTCCGCACGAGATACTTGCAGCGCGGATGAATCGTGAGCCACGGCGTGCCGGTCGCGGGGTCGAGTGCGAGGGCTTCATGAATGCGTTGCCAGCCGATCTGCCGGTTGTTGCTGACGGGGGTCAGCGTCACGCGATAGCGCGCGAATGTCTGCAAAAAGTCCTCGCCGATCTGCCCTGTTTTTATCTTGAGCGCCGGATCGCAGTAGACGACAGGCATGCGGGGCAGTTTCCACTCACTGAGACACTTTTCGCGCATGGCCTCGGCGACTTCGCGCACGGCCATATGCTGGAATTTCAGCTCGTCGACGATGTGCGCGTGATTGTCGGGGAGTGAGACGCCCCAGAGGATGCAGCCGGGTGCGGACGAGCCCCAATCGGCGCCGAGCTTGACGGTGAGATCGCGGAGCCTCATGGATGGATGCCGAGGTCAGCGACGTGCTGCGACTGGCGGAAATTGAAGAACGCGCCGGAGAACGCATCCCAATCCCCGTCCATCAGTTGCCGTCGGCGCGTCTCGGGCAAGTCCCGCAAGGTGGCGACGTAGCCTCTCGCGAGGTAGGGATTGTCCCGCAGGCGTGCGCCCTCGAAGTGCCAAAACTCCGGGCGGTAATTGGGATAGGTATCGGGGTCGGGGTTCTTGTCGACGAAAAATTCCTTCACCCACCGCGCACCTTTGCCACCGGGATTGCTGGAGGCAATGACGAGGGAGCCATCGGTGGTCATGTGCTCGAGGATGCCGTCTTCGTTGTAATCCTGATACTGGTAGCCGCCGCGGATCTTCATGAGGTGCGGGTTACTCGAGCGTGCGCGCGTAAAGAGCTCGATCATGGACTCGCAGTCGAAGGTGACCATTTCGTCCGGGGCGATGACATCGTATTCGGCCGAGAGGTAATCGCTCATGGCGGAGTGATCTTCCAAATGCCCGCAGCGAATCAGCGACGTCGCTTGATCCTTGTGAGGAAATTCGATGACGCGGTCGGCAATTTTCCACGTCCCACCCCTCAAGGCCACTTCTCCGGGGATGAATCTGATGTGTGACTGCGACAGGTCTGGGAACGTGCGCCGCAGCAGGAGGCCATGAAAGCCTGGGATGAGTTGCGCGAAGCGGTAGAGCATTTCGCGTAACCACTTCGACTTGCCCGGTCCAGCCGCTCCGCCCACCAGCAGGCGCGTCACACGTTTGTTCAAGGCGGCTTCGGTCCAGACGACTTGCTTCGGCAGCGGAATCCAGAGCGGCCTCGGCGGACGCCCTTTCTGCTTCAGGACGACGCTGAATTTGTAGATGCGCTCTTGACATGGCAGCGACGGGCAGACGAATGGTCGCTCGGTGATGCCCGGCTGGGCGACCCAGCGGGTCAGGGGGCTATTGCACCAGCAGCAGCGGGCGGCCATGTTCGTGAGAGGCAGCGGCGAGCGGCGGACACCCCGGCGGCGTCGGCGAAGACGAACGCACCGGAGACTCGCTCAGCCGCTGCCAGGTCATGTCTTTTTGAAGGCGCCGATGCCGGACGCCCACCAGCCGGAGGTATCGCCGGTCCAGCGGCTATTGATGTTGGCGCCGCCGAGGTCGGCATCGGTGAAGATCCGGCTGTCAAATTCGGCGCTGCGGCCGATGCCGAGATGTTCGCCGTTTTCAGCCCAGGTCCCGGCGAGGGCATCGATGTCGGAGACGGTGAGGAACGACTGCGTGGCGGAGATGCAGCAGAGGCTCATGCCGACCAGTGAGGCCGGGGGGCTGGACAGGGGCGCGAGGGCGTCGACGACGGTGCCGATGCCGTTCTGGGCGATGGTGGTGACGATGGCCAGTCCGGCGCCGACGCCTTTCACTTCGATGGCGCAGGCGACCAGATCGATGGTGCCGACGCCGGGGGCGATGGTGACGGTGTGGCTCGCGCCGGCCCCGGTGATTTTGGGGCAGTAGTAGAGGGTGACACTTTCCGTATTGATGCCGCCGGGGCTGACGAGCACGCGCGTATACGTGTTGCCTTTATTGTCGGTGCAGGCGGTGGTCGAGAAGCCCGCCCCGTAACTGGACGCGACGCCGACGAGGATGCCGCGGCTGGCGGCGGTGGCGCCGGGGAAGGTGACCGTGACTTGGGTGCTGCCGGTGATGGCGGATTTGCCGGTGGTCTGGACGACGGCGAGCGGGCCGGCGGAATCATCGACGGAGGCGGCGGCGATGGTGAAGGGCTGTGTGCTACTGGTCCCACTGGCGGTGGTGACGGCGATCGTCCGGGCGCCGAGGGTGGCGCCGGGGTCGATGGCGAGGTCGGCGGTGAGGGAGGTCGGGCTGAGGACCTGGATGTTGACGACCGAGACGCCGCTGCCCGACAGCATGACGCCGGTGGCGGCGGTGACGAAGTTGGTGCCGGTGAGGGTGACGGTGACCATCGTGCCCTGGGTGCCGGTATTCGGGGAGACGAGACTGAGGGTCGGGGCGGCGGGAGGGGCGACGGCGGTGCCGCAGGTGATCGCCTGCAGATAGCGGCTCACCAGCGTGCTCATGTCCGTGCCGCCGGGTTCGCCGTAGAGCGTGGCCAGATACGCGCGTTCGGACTCGACGGTCGGGGCGCTGAGGGTGGCGAGGTGCTTACTCCAGACGGTGGTATGGTCGCAGCCGGCGGAGGGGACACTGACCTCGACCGTACTCCCCACGGTGTAGTGCTGGGCGATCTGGGCGGCACTGAGCGCGGTGGGGTACATCGCGACATCCTGCAGCGACCCGCGCCAGCCCCAGGTTTCCGCGCCCACTTCCGCAAAGCCGCCAATGGCGCCGGGGCCGGCCCCCGCGCCGCTGATCGTCACGGCCTGTCCGGGCTGCGCCACCCCATTCACGTAGAGCACGAACTGCCCGGCCCCGCCACTCACCGCCAGGTGCGTCCACCCGCCGATGGGCAACGCCGAGAGGGTGTCGTAATTGCTGCTGCTGGTGGAGTAGTAATTCAGCCGCACGGTCGTGGTGGCCCGGTAGGTCCACTGAAAGTCCCCGTCCGCGAAGACCGACCGCACCAGGATGCCCCACGGCTCCGCCCCTAGACTGGTCGTCGGCTTCACCCACGCTTCCAGCGTGAACGCACTTCCCAAGGACGGCATCGAGGAGGGCAGAATCCGCCCGTTCCCATCGAACGACGCGGCGAGCTCCCCCGCGAGCCGCCCGGTCACCCCGAGCACCGTGCCGGTCCCCGCGAGCGTCCCCGTGCGTGACCCGGCGCTATCCGCGGCGGTCGTGCCGGAGGGTTCATTCAGCCGCCAGTACGCACTGGCGCCATGACTCAGTACCAAATCCGAGTAGGCAGACATCCGCTCAGCCCCTCCCGCGCGTGCGCGCCCAGTACGCGACGAGCTCACTCAGCAGCAGGACCACGCAGCCCCCGATCGCCGCCACCAGCGCCAGCACCACCCCCGCGTCCGACTCCACCATCCCCGTCATCGCTTCCGGCTCCACCAGTACAAAAGTCCCACGACGGCGGTACTCACGCCGAACGCCAGGACGGCCACAATGAGCAGGGATTCAAGCAGGGAGGGTCATCGCCAGCGTACACAGTACATATAGAGAAAGAAAAGTAAGCAGCTATCGAAAGCT